GTAGAAGCTATCGGACCTCAAGTACAAGTTACCTCTGGTGACGTTTCAGTGGTTTACCAAGGAGACGTAATTCTAGGTAGGTTGGCAATGGGAGCTGACTTCTTAAACCCTGCTTGTGCAGTTGAACTCGTAGCTGGTATTGACGTTTCTTCTAACTTCAATAACACTGCTGTTTCAAACGCAAGTTTCACATAATTTATATATGGGAGTCTTTATGGCTCCCTTTTTTTTTAACAAAAATTTTCATGGCTACCACAACAACTGAACTCGATACCGAATTATCCGCAGTCAATTCTATACTGGGAGCCATCGGTCAATCTCCAATAACCACCCTTAATTTTACTAACCCAGAAATATCATTTATATATAATATTCTTAATGAAGTTAATAAGGATGTACAGAATGAAGGTTGGCACTTTAATACTGAATATCATGTAACTGTTAGTCCTGATCCTAATAAACATGTAACCTTGCCAAATAAAACTCTGAGGTATGATATACATGATGGTCTATCAAATAAAAACTCAGATGTAGTAACAAGAAATGGAAGATTATATGACTTAGTTAATCATACAGATGAATTTGATGGTGATCTTTCTGTAGATGTTGTAACCCTCTATGACTTTGCAGATATACCAAATGTCTTTCAAAGATATATAACCTATAGAGCAGCAGTAAGAGCCTCGGCACAATTAGTATCTAACCCTCAACTGGTTGAGTTGTTAAAACAAGATGAAGCTAAATCAAGAGTTTCATGTATTGAATACGAATGTGATAAAGGAGATCCATCATTCTTTAATCTTCCTCATCAGTCTGGCTATAGATCCTATACACCGTTCTCAGTACTTAATAGATAATGACAAGTATTACTCAAACTATTAGTTCATTTACTGGAGGTATCTCACAACAACCTGACGCATTAAAAGTCCCT